TAATTTCCAAATGTCAGCAAGGTTGCTGGCAGGATTAGTGCTGTTTAATAAGTGCATTCGTTTGTAATTTTCTTTCAAACCTTTAATAAAATAAAGCAAATGTTTGGCAAACATTTCTTCGGTAATCTCAGGATTGGTAACTCCGTCTGTTTTTACTTCTTCGGCGTATGCTTTTAAATAAGTAGCCTTCCAAATGTCTAGTGCCAGCCAGCCAAATTGGTTTACAAAATTAGCTTGTAATTTCGGCATCGCTTCATTTAAAATTCTTGTACTGCGGTTAATTTGGTAATCCAAAATTCCTGATGCCGCTTCTCTCCAATTATTTTCTGTGTTCATGTGTGTTGCCCTCTCGGGACTTTTTTTGTGTGTGTTGGTTGAAATTGTTAAATTATTATTAAATAGGCTGCCAATATTTAGCCCAAAATTGAATCATAGTTTCTGTGACCTTTATTATGGCGCCAACCTTAAATCCATTGTGAGCAATAAGGCATTTTCCTTTCTTGCCCAAGTCTTTTACTTTTATCATTTTGTTTTGTGTTTAACCTGCTGCGGTATTGCAACATTGAAAGGAGCGTGGAATTGAACCACGAATCTGCGAATTTAATCGCAGCCCTTTCTCCTTGTTTACTGTCTGCATAATTGCTGTGCGAGGTAAGCTAATTTCCTGCGGTGCCTTCCGGCTTGTTAAACCTTACTTCCAAATGGGGCTCACACATTACAAAGTTGTCGAGCTTGTCCACCGTTTGCCTGTCTCAGGACTTCGGTTTAGTTGCTTAATTAGTATGTCAATGAACTTTAATAGTGCAATATTATACTATCTTTTTCACGTGTGTATATTTTCAAACAGAAATACTTGTAACTTGCTGCAAATCAGCGACATTATTTTAGTGTCTCAATATAGTTTTTTTAGGTTTTACCCGTTTTTTAAGTGCTTAAAGAACTCTTCTTTAACGTGCGATTCCTTGAAATTACCTGCTAAAGAACAGGTCGTTGTCAAGACATCGTGCTTCTGAACGCCACGCATTTCAATGCACAAATGACGAGCTTTTAATTTAACCCCTACCCCTAACGGTTTTAATTCTGACATAATATAGTCGCATACTTGTTGAGTGATACGTTCCTGGCATTGCAGCTTACGGCAAAACTTTTCCAACGTGCGTGGCAGCTTTGACAAGCCAACTATTCTTTTGTCCGGTATGTATGCGATTGCCGCAGTGCCAAAGAACGGAGCAAGATGATGCTCGCATAATGAAAAGAACGGTATGTTGTCTACGCACACCATTTCGTCATACCGCTTGTCATTGTCAAAGGTTTTCATTTCAAACTCTGGCGGATTAAAAAACTCCCTCATGAATTTTATATACCGTTTGGGCGTTTCAACAAGCCCTTCACGATTAGGGTCTTCGCCAAAGTATTGCAGCAAGTATTGAATACTGTCTTTTGCCTTTTGCTGGCGCTGGGCTTCGTCAGCCATTGTGATTTGTTTTGGGCTCATAGTTTACACACCAGTGGCGCGATTGTAGATTTCTAATTGTAATCTGGTACAAAATTTAACATCATTTTTCTTTGCAAGCTCTGCGACTCGCTTATTATTTTCAATTAATTCCTGGCGCGAACTTGCTGCTGGCATGAGCCAGACTTTGTTCCGTATAATCCAACCAGACTGTATTAGGCGCTCTACAGCGCGATAATCCTTGTCTGTTGATATAACATACTTAAATATCGTTCCACGCTGCCAGTTGAACCATTTGTACACTCTTGCGAATTCACGTACCTCTATAGGCATCCCTGAATTATTTAGCTTAGGGCTTACGTTCCAATTCGTTACCCGCTTGATGAATTTTTTGTTCTGCGGTATAATAGTGCAATTGGTTTCAATTTCAATGTATGGCAGTATGCCCAAGTCTTCCAAGAATTGTAGGAATTCTTCCAGTGCTTCTTCTTGCAATAATGGCTCGCCTCCGGTAATTACTAAATGCCAGCCACGGTTAATTTTGGTTTCGAAATCGCAAAGTACATTCATAAAGTGAAGTAAATCTTTGTTGACATACGGTACGCCTTTTCTCCATACAGAAATGGTATCGCAAACCCATGTCGCTTCTGGCAGCTTGTTTTTTTCTATTTCACTTTGTCGCCAGGATTGCTTTGTGCTTTTAGAAAATGTTTCACGCGAAATTCCGCAGGTTAAATTACAGCCCGCGAGCCGTAAAAAGATACTCGGATATCCCATTGTGCATCCTTCACCTTGAATTGATGCGAAAATTTCTGATACTATTAAATTTTTAGCCATGTGGATTAAAATAAGTTGATTTTGATTTAGGTGTTTCGTAGAATTCTATTTTGCTGCAAAGGATTCCCAGCTTATACATTTTCGCGGTTACGATTTCGAAAAACATTTTAGCAAGGTTTTCTGATGTTGGATTAAAGTCGACATAATTAATTCCGCCCAGAACCTCATCTTCAATAGCCTCCCTTGATTTTAAATTGTCGCCCTTTATGTAGGTAACTAATTGCATTGGGTCGTTTTTATCTAACAAAAATTTGTGGTCAAATTGGTTGTCGATTAATTCCTTTAACCAATTTAAGTGATTAAAATCCGTAACCATGCCACACTCATTAAGCTGCTTTGATTTTAAATATACAACCACTTTGCCGCGATGCCCGTGCAGGTGTCGGCATTTGCACATTGTATTGATTGAATATTCTTTATTCAATACTTGGTTGTGAACTCTGTGACCGTAGTCGAATTCAAATTCTTTGGAGATTTCGTACATAGTTATTTTTTAAAGTCTAAGATAAAGGTTTGAATGTATTGAATTAAAGGTGCGTTGCCGTAGCGATTGGCGCCAGGTGACGTTAATTGCGAATGAAGCCAGATTAAATAACTGTCAGGTATGTTGCAGAGTTTTTGGCCTTTGTATTTACCGAACGTCATTATTGTTTCGTCTGTTAAGACTTCTTCTTTCCAATCTCCTTGAAGTGCCATTTATAGTCTTGATTTTGTTTTATATTGTTCTAACTGTTCTAATTTCATAAATATTTGCCTCTCAAATCCATCTTGTTTGAAGTGCAAATAAAAACCTTCTTTTAATATCACATCTAAAGGCACCATGTAATTTGTGTCGCCCATAATAAAAACTTTGTCAAATGTCTTTGCATGAGATAAGACATAATGATTAAAACCAAACGCATTTGCTTTTCTTAAAAGGTGCTTTGCCTTCCAGCGGCAAACGGAAAAGGTTTTGCTGATAGCGAATATCTTCCCAATGTTTCTGCGAGCTTTTTTTGCTGGCAGGAATAAAGTTAGCACACCTTGGTCGCTAACCTGAATCTTATTTCCAAAGTCGTCTTCAAATGTTTTCATTCGTACATTGATATTTTTAGCCACTCTTCCATTGGCATTTGTTCGTGTTCATTAGGTAATAAAATACTAACATTTAATTCATGCAATGCCCACAAGCGAATCTCGGTAATGTAATCCAAGAACTCGCTGTTGGTCATTTTCTTTGTACTTGGCTCTACAGGTTTTATTTCGCCAGTTTCTTCGTCTAATTCTATTGTGATGCCAAATTTGTCTTTCATAATATTATGAGCCATGTGTTTATTCATAGCTTTAAAAGAATCAATGACAACTTTTGGCACTTGCTGCGGATTGAGTTTTGTGCCCAAGATTTTAAAACCAAAAACAATCTTAGGAACCACTTCGCCCCACATATAACGGTTGAGCTTATTTGACCTTTTTTTCTCGTGCTTTTGCAGGGTAACATCATACAAATCGTTTTCATTTAGATTGTTCCTGTCACGTATAAACTCGTCACGGTTAATCGTCATGGAGCCTAACGGTACGGTATATGTTAATCTAACTTTGCCTTTCGGGCTTAGGCGTATCATTGGCAAAGAATTTTGGGTCAAATATTTGCTTTCGATTTTGTTCAGCGAACCTTATTAACTCGCTGCAAATGTGCTTTAAATTTTCTACAGTTTGTTCGTGGTCGTAATCGTACACCTCTTTAAATGTAGTGGCATAATTTGTGATGACATATTGCATCTCGGTAACCGATATTCCCATCCTGTTAGCGCAATAAAGATAAACATGGTGCTGGTAGCTGTCGGCGAATTTCACTCCGCTATACCTGTTCGTTCCCTTAATGTCATAGCAAGTGTTCTGAGCAATGTAATCAGCGAAGCCGTATAGCAGTATGTTCTTATCTCCAAGCGGAAATTCCGCTTCTAATTTTACCTGCCACGTGCCGTTGGGCAATAAAGCGTCAGCGAGCTCCGTGATTAAAGGCTCTTTAAATGTATGCCCTTTATATGTAGCGACTCGCTCCATGACGCAATGCTCAAGAGCAGAACCCTTTTCCATGTAAATGCTGGGCGGAGATTTGATGCGGTTTAACGAGCGCAAAATATCTTCCTTTGTTTGATACCTTCCTGCCATGTAGTTTGAAAAGTTATTAAGCAAGGAAGGATAGATTTTGTAATCTATCTTCATGGCATTGGAATTGCAGCTTGTTCTACTTTCTCAACTTTGTAGTATTGCCCGTTACGGTATTCGTAGCCAAGGTCTGTGAGCCTTTGTTTTGCATAATTTCGGACAACCAACTTTGAATCCCATATATGCGAACCCTCTGCGAGCTCTTTTAAAGCAGCGTTAAACTCGTCTAATGTATTGCAGCTATTAAGGCGTGATTGTGCGTCAGCGAGCGTCTGTTTGTATTTTAAGCCTATTTCGTGTATTTTATCTTGGTTTGCCTTGTAGCGGTCAATCATTTTAGCGATTGGAAGCAATCCTGTTTCAATCATCGGCTCTAACTGGCAACTATTCTTGCCATAATACTTCTCGCTTGGGTCGTGCGAAATAACTCGCTTGCCTTCCGACATTGAGATGTAGCCAACTATATCCATCTCGGTTAGCAGTATGCCCAAGGACGCTCCAACTATATCTGGACGAACAAAACTCACATCACCGTCCGCTACTTCTTTGTCGTGTGCAAGAAAAATAATATGCTTCTTGTGTTGGTTTACTTTTAAAAGGAATTGCTGAAACCTGGTCTTTAATTGACCGTAACCTTGTTGGGTTAAATTTCCCTGCCAAGATAACTTTGCTTTTGGCGGAGCTTTCTTGATAATGTCTTGAGCCATGTACTGTAAACACTTGCCTGCCGTGTCTATAATAATCGACTCAAATTCTGGCAGTCCGCTGTCAATTACAGACTCGACATCTCCCCAACAAGTGATTGGCACGTACTCGCGCCTGTCGTTAGGTTGAACTCTTTTTACTCCGTCATCGAAGTCAAATAATACAGGGGCAGGAGCCGTAAATCCATACGTGGATTTGCCAATGCCTGGAGCGCCATAATACAGCGCCTTGACAAAATTTGTTTCAATTTTGTCTGATGGTTTTTTAATTAGTGGGTGCATTTTGATTTGTGTTTTTTATTTGCCGCAATATTAAATACAATAAAAACAATATCCTAAAATAATATACTAAAATTAGTTTAACTATTTAATTACCAAAGACTTTATTTTTTATTACACCAAAAAAGTATATGCGGTGCCGTTAGATTATAAAAAGTAATTGCCGGCATCTAAGCATACCGGCAATTGAAAAGAAACTACCCACAAAACACAAAGAGCGCCTTAATTTTTTGACTCTGTAAGAGGCTTCTTAACCGTAAGCTCTGTCGAGGTAAAGAATAAACGAAGGATTGTGTTGCCTGCGACAGATATTCCAAGCATTACAGGGGCGGAAACAAT